TCTTACTTTAGTAAATTAGCAGAAGAGGAGTAATTCTCTCTCGCTTCATAAAACTTGAAAGGGCGCTCGAAAGGGCGCCTTTTTTATTATAAATATTGGTATGGCGATAAGCATACTCGATCCTCTAAAAGACGCACAAGGTGGTATTCGTAAGAGTGCCAATTGGTATAGAAATAACGTACAATCGTTAGGCGATAGAATTACTGCCAGAAAACTAATGGCTTCTGGTAAATTAAATGGTATTCCTAGTAGAGGAAGATTAAATATGTTCTTCTATGACCCTAAATATAAACAAGTATTACCATATTATGATAGATTCCCACTTGTATTACCATTACAAACAATACCTGGTGGATTTATGGGTTTGAATTTTCATTATTTAAGACCTGGCGCTAGATTTACTTTGTTACAAACACTACAAAGATTTGCTACAGGTGGAATGAGTAAAAGTACAAGAATAGATGCAACATATAATGGTATAAAGAATATTAGTTTGGCAAAACCAACTATTAAGAAATATTTGTATAACCACGTGATGTCAAACTTTTTAAGAGTTGACTTTGATGAGGCTGCATTAGCAGTCTATCTACCTGTACAACAGTTTAAGAAAGGAAGTCCATACTAATGGCGATATTAAGAGGCGGAAGAAGAATTGGTAATTACGATATAAGAGTTGGTCTACCGAGAGATAGGTCACTTGATAACGTTGCTGGTGACGCAAGACTAAAACAAAGACAAGGTAATCCAGAATCTACAATAGGTAGATTTATGGCGAATATTGCTCAAGGAGAAGGATTTGCTAGACCCACAAGATACCTTGTTAGAATATTCATACCTAGTAAATTACAAATAGATAGGTTTTCTGCTGATAGATTTTCAAATGATGGACAAGAAGGTGTTATAAACGCAGATGGTATTAATAGATTAGGCGGACAAGAACTTGCTAGAAATGTTGGTATGATGTGTGATAGTATATCAATGCCATCTAGGAATGTTGCGTCAGAGGCTCATCAAATTTATGGACCAAAGAGAGAAATGCCTTATGCATATACTTTCCCTGGTACTGTTGAAGCATCATTTTATGGTGACAAGTTTTTAAGACAAAGAGCATTTTTTGAAACTTGGCAAAAACTAATATTTAATATCAATACACACAATTTAAATTACTATGACGAATATACATCAGAGATAGATATATACCAATTAGGTCAATCTACAACTGGTGCAGATAGAGATAGAATTACATACGGTGTTAGATTATACGAAGTGTACCCTAAAACAATGGGTTCTATTGAGTATAGTTATGGCGCAGATGATATTGTGAAAGTGCCAGTTACATTGGCGTATAGATATTGGAGAAATTTAACTTTAGACCAAATGGGTAATGCAACTATTGGTTCATCATTTGGTAAGATACCAGAAGTTAAATTATCAAACGACTTTGGAGTATTCGGTGGTATTTTGAATAAGTTGCCACCTGAATTGAAACGAGTAGGTAGAGATGTGATAAATCAAACTAGAAGAAATTTACCTACTGGAAGAATAACGGGCGGAAGAGTATTCCCACCGTTTTTATAATTTTAAATAAGGAGATATATTATGTCATTACCGACACTTAATACGGCAACTTACGAACTATTGTTGCCATCTTCTGATGTGAATGTGAAGTATAGACCATTTTTAGTAAAAGAAGAAAAGGTATTATTACAAGCATTAGAATCTGAAGAAATAAAACAAGTTATACAGGCATTAAAAGATATTGTTAGTGCTTGTACTTTCGGACAACTTGACGTTAATAACTTACCAACATTTGATTTAGAGTATATATTTTTACAAATAAGATCAAAGTCAGTTGGTGAAGTTGCTAAAGTTAAAGTGTTATGTCCAGACGACAAAAAGACTTATGTACCTGTAGATGTAGATTTATCAAAAATCGAAGTACAGGTAGATGATGCACACACAAATAAAATTGTGTTAGATAAAGAAAAGAATATTGGATTAATAATGAAATATCCTACACTTGATAGTGTTGATATATCAGTTGATCCTAAACAATTAAAAACAACAGAGTTGTTTAAAACAATTAGAAAATGTATTCATCAAATATTTGAAGGTGAGAAAGTTTTTAATGCTAGTGATTATACAGATGATGAAATGGATAAATTCCTAGAATCATTATCATCACAAAACTTTAAGGATATTCAAAACTTCTTCAATACTATACCTGCATTGATACACGAGGTAGAAGTAGAGAACCCTAATACAAAAGTAAAAGGGAAAGTAGTATTGAGAGGGCTACAAAATTTTTTCGTATAGGCCTCTCACACGATAACTTGGAAAACTATTTTCAAGTTAATTTTGCTTTGATGCAACATCATAAATATTCTTTAAGTGAACTAGAGAATATGTTACCGTGGGAGAGGGAAATATACGTAACATTGTTGATTAATTACATTAAAGAAGAAAACGAGAGAAAAAAGAGAGAGGCACATAGGTAATGGAAGAAATCAAGGTCGCAGAACCAAAACAAAAGATTAGTGTTGATTTAGAAGTTGACACTTCAATTAAAGATTTAGGTGTAAATCCATATGCGAAACTAATACATCTAGCAAGAGCAGTTGATAGTTGGAGAATATTTCCAAGAGTATTCATATCAACTTACATTTATCTATTATACAAAGTAGTAATCTGGTATATGAACTTATCAGCGCCTACAATGGAACAATCTGGTTTAGTATCAATTGTTGTTGGTGCCGGCGCAGCATGGTTTGGTTTATACACAGGTAGTAGAGCAAAATCGGATAAAAAATAATGGCAGAGAACGCAGCAGCAGTCGAAACAGTACAGTCTATGCAACAGGTTGTTGGTGAACCTGTTGTTGCACTTGCCCAAACACAAAAATTAGATTATATAGAAAACGTTGACCAATCATCTACGTTAGTAGGAATACTATATGGTATCAAAGCAAACCAAGAAGTATTACAACGAATAGAACAAAACACATCTGAACAATCACAAGCATTAGAACAACAGGCAGACGTAAAAGAAGAACAGATACGACAAGCAAAAGATGTATCTGGTGAAACTGCTTTAGAATCAAAAGGTGGTGAGGGATTATTTACAGATGCATTCAAAGACAAAATAGGTAAACTAAAAGACCTAATGGGAAAAGCAGGTACTGGTATTAAAAGTTTTGGTTCTAGTATTGGTGGTTTATTTGGTCCTAAAGGTATATTGTTAGCGTTAGGTGCTACTTTCTTTGCTTTAAAAGATCAATTACCTATGGTTACAGAAAATCTAAAAACAATTATAATAGCTTTTAAAGAAAAAATTTTACCTCCTATAATAGATTTTTGGAATAAAGTTTTAAAACCATTTATAACAAAAGTTTATGAAGGATTTGGAAAATCAATACCTACAGTGTTTGAAGGTATTGGTACAGCAATTGATGGATTAATATCCATATTTCAAGGTGATTTTGTAGAAGGATTTAAAAAAATATTTAAAGGAATACTTTTAGGAGCAAAAGGTATTGCAGACTTTTTCTTAAACTTTATTGGTACGAGTACAGATGAAATAGGTGCGGGTATAAAACAATTCTTTACTGATATATTAGATGGTATCAAAGCACCATTTATTGCTGTTTATGATTTTATCAAGCCAGGTGGAAAAGGCGATCAAATGTTGGCGGAATACATCTATGAACCTATTAATAACTTTATTGAGAACGTTAAAACATTTTTTACAGATTTATGGGATGGCGCTGTACAAGCAGTAAAAGACACATTTGCTGGTATAGGTAATTTCTTTTCAAGTATTGTAGATAGAGTTAAAACATCTATTAATGGTGCAATTGATTCATTGCCATTACCTGGTTTTATTAAAGACAAATTAAAATTAGAAACAAAAGCATCTAGGGAAGCTGATGAAAGAGTAACAGAAACCGGTGTTAAAGGTAAATATGTAGATCAAAGTATTACAGGTATGGAACGAGAACGTATGACTGGTGGTGGAGCAACTATGGAAGAGGGTTTTGCTGAAGCAAAAGGTGAAAAATATGGTGAAGCAAGAATAACAAAATCAGGTACTTCTGGTTATGATTTTGCTGCAGGAGTATTAACACCTAAACAAATGACAGAATTTAATAAATTAAAAACTACTGATGAACAATTACAATATTTAAAAAATTTAGATGATGAAGAACAAAAAAGACGTGAAATGATAATGAAATTAAGAGATGACAAGATTGCGTTTGATAAGAAGAATGCTGATTACATCAAAAAATACAAAGTAAATGAAAAAGAATTTATGTCACCTGACGATCAATTGTTACAAGATGATATTGCATATAGAAATAATCAAAGACAAAAAGTTGCTGCAATGAAACCAGAAGATACAAGTGGAACAGGAACAATTAATCAAGTTATATCTCCTAATACAGCAAATAATACTGTTGTAAATAATTCTCAAAATGTAAGTACAGTTAAATTGGATACTGGAGTTGATCCATATGCAGAGAAGTTAGCTAATGCTTTTGGTTAATACGGACCTAAATCTTTTTCTGTAATCAATTTAAACTCTGCGTTATTGTCTTCACAATAAGACTTTGCGGCTGACCACTTCGCTTGATTTTTAATATATTCAAAACTCTCACGCATAAATGCTCTTGTTTTCTTTTTAGGTGTCTTTGGTGGTTTACATTGACGAGATGGTTTGATTTCAATAAGAAACTTTTTACCTTTGATTGTCTTTACAATGAAGTCAGGATAGTATGAATGATACTTTTTATCAATTGGATTAAAATATCGTATGGATAATTCTTCACTTGCCCAATTGACTATATCAGGACTACGGTCACAATGTAGCATAAACTTACGCTCTAATAGTGAACGATAGACTATTTTAGACGGGTCGCCAACATATTTTTTAGGGTTAGATGGGCGATATAAACCTTTATAAGACTTCTTCATTGTGTTATAAATATTATCATTACAAGGATATTTAGTATATGTTAAAAAGAGCATCATCACATCTAAAAACACTCGCATCTGGATATATCAATAAAAGTTTATCTAATGTATTCAATGGTGGATTTAATCAATCACAAGGTAAAGTGGCTGCAGAGTTATTAAGAAAGTCACCTTTAGAAATACAAGATAGTCCACAAGAAAAGATGAAAAGAAATCCATTGTCTTTTAATAGAGTACAATACCCATTAGATTTAACTTCAAATGGAACAGGTCATTACATATTATTTTATGCTATTTCAAATAATTATGGAACACTTGACGCAAAATCAAATGATTTTATGATAGCTCAAAAGATGGGTTTTTCAAGGGACAAAGTTGATTTTGTTGCTGATACTGGAACTGATATTAGAGGGATTAGTACAGCAGATGGATTTAAGAAAAATAATAAAGATTTTTTTGGTAATGAAATAAAAGATGTAAAAAATTCAAATTCAGTATTATCTAAATTTCCAACACATAGTACAGTAACTGCTGCAATCGCTTTGTATATGCCTCCTGGATTAAAGGTTACATATTCTGCCAACCACGAGGGTGATGATACGGAAGTTGCTGGTGCAATTGCTGCAACTGCTGGAGCAGTCAAAGGTATTGCAGATTTAGGCGATAAGATTAGCGCAGGTTTAAAGGCAGGAACAGGTATACTTGCTCAAAAAGGAAAAGACATATTAGGTAGATTATCAGAAGAAGCAGGTTTAGGTAATCCTGTTAAATTGGCAACTAAAGCGTTTGGTGTTGCTGTTAACCCACACCAAGAGATGTTTTTTAATGGTGTACCTTTTAGAACTTTTGAATATTCATTTGACTTTTGGCCTAGAAATCAAAAAGAAGCAGAAGCTGTTAGAAACATTATATTTTTATTTAAATATCATATGCATCCAGAGATAGATACAAGTGCTGCTGGAGCAAGAATGTTTAAAGTGCCATCAGAGTTTGAAATACACTATGCATATATGGACCAAGAAAATGAATATGTAAATAAGATTTCACGTGTTGTGTGTACAGGTTGTAATGTATCATATGGTAATGATGAACAGTTTTCAACATTTGAACCAGATGTAAAAGGTGCTAATCCTGTAAAACACAGTATGACATTATCATTTAAAGAAACAGAAATTATGACTAAAAACAAAATTGTAGCAGGTTACTAATATGTATTTTTCTAAATTTCCAAATCTAGTATATGATATGAAAGGTGATGGTAATGTAAAATTAGTTACCAACATTTTAAGAAGAATAAAAGTAAGAGATAAAGTTAGAGATAATTTATCACTATTTGATAATTATGATTTAGATATAGGAGACACACCAGAATCTGTATCTTATAAAGTATATGGTTCAGTAGATTACTATTGGGTAATATTATTAATGAACAATATAAAAGATAGATATTACGATTGGCCACTTAATCTACAAGACTTTGAAACCTATGTCAAGGAAAAATATAGTAATCCAGCAGGAATACACCATTATGAAATAGACCAATCAAGTGGAACGACAGATCCAAATGGTCCAGGAGACTTTGATTACAAAATAGAAGTTAATTCAGATACTGTTGGTGCACAATCGGTATCTAACTATGAATACGAACAACGATTACAAGATCAGAAAAGACAGATAAAAATATTAAATCAAAATTATCTACCAACATTTGTAAGAGAATTTGAACGATTAATTAAAAAGTAATATATTATGGCAGAGAAAAGCTCAGATATTTTAGAACAAGCTGGGGATTATAACTTAAATGTTTGTAACATTGTATCTTATATAAAAGGTGAATCCAACGAGCCTACCACATTAGATATTCGATCTATCATACAATCCATAGAAGTTACAGAAGATATTTTAAATCACTGTATAATGGGTCGTATTACAGTTATAGATGGACAAGACTTTCGATCAGTATTACCTATCACAGGTTTAGAAAAATTAGAATTATCATTTAACACTCCAGGTATGCAAGGGATCAACGCAGTACGAGGCGAAGGATTTCCGTTTCACATCTACAAGATAGATGCGATGGCACCAATGGAACCAAGAGTACAAGTGTATAACATTTACTTTACCAGTAGAGAAATGTTTTATAATAATATGAAACGTGTAAGTCAAGCTTATGCTGGACCAATCGAAGAAGGAGTAAACAATATATTACGAAATAGAGATTATTTAAACTCCTCTAAAAAATTATATTATGAACCAACTAAAAGTAATGAAAAACACGTCATACCAAATCTACGTCCATTTAACGCCATACGACATTTAGGAAGTCAAGCACAATCATTAAACTATGACAACGCTGGTTATTTGTTTTACGAAAACTCAAATGGATTTCATTTTAGAAGTATCGAAAGTTTATTAGCGTTATCCGGAACAGCACGACCAACTTTATTTCGTTATAATTATCAACCACAAAATATAAGAGATGATTTGGGTAACAAGAATGTTGTCGAAGATTTAAAAACAGTATTACGATATGAATTTGATCGTCCAGTCAACTCTCTAGCGATGTTAAGCGAAGGTATGTATGGAAATAAGTTAATCACACACGATAACTTTAATAAGACATTTAAGGAATACAATTTTAACTATCATAAAGAGTTTGGTAAATCGTTTCACACAGAACACCTAGACGGCGCTAAATCATCATTTAAATTTACACTACCGTGGCATTACTTTGAAGACACAGAAACATTAATGTCCGACTTTAGTAACGCAAAATTAATGCTCTATCCACAAGATAGTAAAGTCCACAATGACTATGAATTACCACCGTTAGAAAATATACTACAAAAGAAACTATCACAACGGCTATCACTTCAAAATATCAATTTAACATTGAACGTCTATGGAAACACATTATTACGTTGTGGAGATATGATTTCATTTAATCTACCCTTATATCGACCTGTTGGCGAACAAGATAAACAACAAGCAAATCCACACTTTGCCGGACGATATATGATAATGGCTGTTAAACACATTATATCGCCACCTGATAATAGACACGAAATGGTCTTAAAGTGTATGAAAGACGCAGTACGAACAGAATATCCAATCGAAAGAGATACCAATACATTAGAGTATCCAGAGTTTATACAAAAAACTCAAAGTTTAATAGACGCAGAAGGAGCATTTATAGAAACCGACTATGTTGACTACTAGAACCTCCGAAGAATCGCTGCTAGCGCATGTAGGAACGACTATAAGCGGTGGCTATGAGAGGATAGATAACTAATA